TGTATGAGCATCTCTTAATGCTCCTACTTTAAGATTTGGTATATCCTGTCCAACTATTGTAATTACTTGATTAGAATCCTCTATTGCATGAAGGAATAGATTCTGGAGTATGGAAAATGTTTTCCCACTTGAAGTTCCTCCTTGATTTACTACTATATCTGTTGGAGCATTTCTATTGCACAAAAAAACATCTGTTGTCTTAAACATGCCTAATTAAATCAATATCTGTTTCCCTGTTGGCTAATGGAGTATTACTATTTTTTATTTCTATTACTATCTTTCCTGTTAAGTCTGTTTTAGTTGTTTGGTCTACCTTTTCTGTTGGTTTTCCAAAAACTCTGGATAGTAAAGTATCTAATGAGTATAGACTGCCATTCTTTAAACCTTTTTGCATTGCTGCTGCAATAGTCTTTTCTAAAAAAGTTGCATTCTTATTATCAAAAACTTCTTTTACTTCTTGTTCAGTCATTGCCATCATTACCTGTATAGTATCGTTTATTTCAGAAAGTTTATATCCACTTTCCTTTAATAATGTAACATACTTCTTAGGTGCTCCTTTAGGATTACCACTTTGTCCTTTTACAAATGGTATTAGATTCTTATTCATATACTTGTCCATTTCTTTTTATTAACAATAGTGTTTTATCTCTCTGTTGTTTCTCTGATATTTTACTAAATTTAATGATATGTAAATCAATTTTATTTCTTTATTTTAATGAATTATAAACAGATAATATTTTTGGGATATATAAACTTTCTTTTGCTTTTTTAAAACATTCCATTGCAAATATTGCATCAGCATCGTATCTGTTTAATTCCCATCTTGTATCATTAACACATTTGGCAGAAACTATAAAATTATGACTATCTATGTAATTAGTAGCAATTTGTTTACCTTCTAATCTTAATGAACCATCTTTATTTGATTGCTTAAAAGATATAAAATCAGATTCTTTATCCTTTATCTCATCCCATAAGTTTTCATGAATGATTGTATCATCATCATTAAAGTAAAGATATCCTTCACTAACTAAATCTATACCAAAGTTTCTTTGAGCATTGCCATATATACTATTTGTATCCTGCATACAATATGCTTCACAATTATTTGGAATGGTATCTGGTATTTCTAATCCATCAAATACCACAATCCATCTGTAATTCTGTTTAGGTATGTTTATACTTTCAGATATTACTTTTAAATTATCTGGTCTTGAACAAGGAGTTATTATATTTATGAACATATCTTATCGTTTCTATGTAACACAAGTAATTTATCATTATTCCATCCTAAAGAATTCTTTAAATTATGATTTGCATAAATAAATGTTGCAGAAGAAAAGTATTGAGATATATGATTTATTGCAATAGCGTAATCTTCCTCATTAGCATTTATAAAGATATCTTCAATTATTAAAAATCCTCCAGTATTTAGATGTTTATATGCCTCATTTATAAATCGAATCTGGTCATCAAATCTATGAGTAGAATCTTCTATCAATATATCAAATTTACTTCCACTAATAGTTAATCCTTCTGTAATTGATTTAACATCGTTTATATTCATTTTAATATATGTGCAATCAATATTATCATTTTTTGCTTTGTCTAATCGAAAATCAAAGTATTCAAAACCATATAATTTAGCATTTGGAAAAAATTCTCTCCAACAAAGCATAGAATTATTCTCTAATATTCCTAATTCCCCAAGTTTAATGTCTTTATACCTAATATTTGAAAACAAAAGATTATAAATAGATGTGTATGCGTGTTTATGTAAATTATGGTCTGTATTATATGGACATTTATCTGTTGGATACTTTATACCAAGTAAACACAAATCTGTTAAAGAATTAGTTGAATCTATTGAAATACTATTTATTATCATATAAAGTTATATTTAAACGTACCTTGTACCATTACTTGAATGTGCGTGTTTACAAACCAAATCGTGATTATTATAGTATTTGAACTCATTGATAGCATCTGTACATATTAAAGCATCTGGAAATGCTTGTAAATAATCTTCTTGATATCTGAAAGGATATTTCTCTATCATACTTCTTTTGTAAATTGTACATCCAGATAAAACATGATTTGTATAATGTAAACCTGTTAAACCATAATTATGCCATCCATCATAGTATAATGCACCTATTGCACCTGTATCTGAAGGCATAGATTCAATGTTCTTTAAAAGAGTATCTATTGTGTTTGGTGGAATAATTACATCACTTTCTGCTATTAAAAAATATTCATAATTAGACTTTAAAAAGATATCACGCAAAAACAAAACAGATTCTGCAACTTTTCTGTGAAACTTTGTATGTTGTGGTTCTTCTGATATATCTAAGTTTACAATATTGCAGTTTATTATATTCTTTAATTCATTTGCATAAATACCATTATCATTTGTATTATCGACTACATAGATATGCTCTGTGCTTATATTGTTTTGCAAGGCATTGAAAAATTCAACATCGCAATAACTTTTTACCTTATTGGTATAAACTGCTACAAATATATTTTCAATATTTTTTTGCATAATTATCTATAAATGATTGATGCGTTTCTTTTAAATAGTCTAAGTATTGTTTCTTATCTCCAAAGTGTATGTGGCATTCCCTGCATAAACCCATAAGTCCTTCAATATCATCTTTACTACTTGTTCCTCCCATTCCCCTTGCTTCTATATGATGTACATCAACTGCTCTATTACCACATACTTCACAAGGCATAAAATCCTCTAATGAATAATGAAAATGCTTTAAATATATCAAAGTATGTTTCTTCATATAATTACATACTTGTTAGTGTAGTATTTTTTGTTTCTGTATAGTTCCAGAAGTTGCCTAACTGAATATCCAAATGTCTTTTGAAAATGTGGAGCATCTCTAAACTTCCAATCTATACCTGCTTCCCATCCATAACTTTTAAATATTGCTACAACTTCCATCCAATCTGAAATGCCATCTTTATCGAAATCAGTTTTAGTATCCCAAGTTGCTTTTCCATCTATGAGCAATACTATATCTATTGCTAATCCGTAATTATGGTAAGACAATCCTCCTTTGCTATGAGAAACTATGCTTCCTGCTTTGGTTCTTCCTTGTGCGTAAATTTCATCTTGTTCCTCAAAGGTTCTCAATGTAGAAGTAAATCTGCAAACTGATTTATCCTTTAATTGAATAGATATATCATTATAGATATCATTTGCTTCTTTTACCAATTTAGGATGAAGAAGTTTAATTCTTTCTAAAGTAATTAAATCTTTCATATTATACTTTTAAAAGTTTCTGCTCTTAGTTTATTTATATCGTTAAAGTTAAATACTTTACTGCAATGCTCAAAAAGTTTGTTTCCAGATTCTTCTCTCATTGCTTTATCTAAGGATAAATCTTTGATATGCTTATACCAATCACTTTGCTTTTTTACATAGTGAACAGGAAGGTCTAAATAAGGATTAACATGACTTACTATTGCAGGATTCTTTTTAGAAGCAATCTCCAAAACCTTCAAGTTGCTTTTCATTGAATTAAACTTATTATCCACTAATGGCACTAATCCAATGTCTGAATCCTTGTAAGCATTCATATAATTAATTACATCTGAATATTTATAAAGAATAGGATTCAATTTAAGACCAAGAGTAAATGTACTAATCATTGTATCCCAAATAGGTTTCTCCTGCTCATTATAACCTGCTATAACACTTCTGATAGGAAGATTTGAGCATCTCTTTAATGGATTTTTTAGGATGGATATATCATGTTGATGAGTTCCAGAACCAGACCAAAACAATCTAACTAATTTACTTTCTATCTTCTCATCATTAAATTGTTCCATACCATAAGGCAAAGCATTAGGAAGTATTACTATATTTTTATTATACTGATAGATTTCTTCTGCCAATCGTGAATGAGTGCAGGTACAAAGGTCTGCTTCTCTTAGATAGTTAATTATATGCTCTGTAATGTTGTTTACCTTATATCTTTCATATAATTGATGTGAAGGTTCTAAACTCCAGTAATCATCATTATCTACTATTAATTTAAATTTATATTTAGTTCTCCATTCTAAGATTTGATTAAGTGAAATGTTAGATAAGAACCTATTTATAAATAAAATATCATAACCTTTCTCCAGAATTTCTTCAGAAATGGTATCTGTAATAAAAGCATATTCTTTTTCCAGATGAACAATAGGCATCATTATACGATGATATCCTACTCCACTATTTTTAGATGTTAATGCTAATATTCTCATTCTATATTAGTTAAGTAATAAAATTGATATAATCTTTTAATTGTACCTAAAACATCTTCTTTGCAATACATACACATAACATAAGTATTGTTTAGATATTTTCTATAAATTGCCTCATATCCTTTTAATATTTCTTGTTCTAAGTTTCTTACATATCCTCCATTTATAAGAGAATTGTAATTATCCTTATGTAGTTCTAAGAAATCTTCATCTACCTTATCCATTGGAAATAAATTTTATCGTACAACTTTGTTAATAATGGTGCTAATACTCCTGCACCAAACATTGTGATTACACAATTAGTATAAATATCTGGAAGAAAAAATAAACCTAATGCAACCCAACTTGCTAAA